ATGTGGTAGTGAACCTCTACTTCGCTGCTATCTCGACGCGCTTCATGCTCGCCGGGATCGACAAGGCCACTGATCGTCGGCGCAATCAGGTCTGGCACAAGCCGGGCGGCACCTCCATCGAAGCCTAAGGAGGCGCCGTCATGCTCGTTATCCGCACCGGCAAGCCCGGCCATGGCAAGACCCTGAACACCATCCGCGAAGTCGATCAGAAGGCCCACGCCGAAGGCCGCGTCGTCTACTTCCACAACATCAACGGCCTCAAGCCCGATCAGCTGCAAGCGCAGTGGTTCGAGTTCGAAGACCCCGAGAAGTGGTTCGAGCTGCCCAACGATTCGATCATCGTCGTGGACGAAGCGCAGGGCTGGTTCGGCGCACGCGATCCACGGGCGCGGCCACCGGAGCACATCACCCGCTTCGAGACCATGCGCCACCAGGGCCACGAAGTGCACCTCGTCACCCAGGACCCGCGCTATCTCGATGTGCACCTGCGTCGGCTGTGCAACACGCACATTCACTACTGGCGCGTCTTTAAGTCCGCCCAGCTGCTGCGCTTCGAGTCGGAAGTGGTGGTGGAAAAGGTCGAACTGAAAACCAGCTTCAAGGACGCCGACAAGAAGTCGCTGCGCCTGGATAAGCGCTACTTCGGCGCCTACACCAGCAGCAACGCCAAGCACCACTTCCAGACCAAGGTGCCGACCAAGTTCATCCTGGCGCTGTGCGTGATCCTTGGTGCCGGCATCCTCGTTTATCGCGCCTATGAGCGCTACGCCGCCGAGAAAGCGCAGGCCGCAACAGCCACCAGCGCGCCGGCCGGGAGCATGGTCGATCAGGTACGGGATACGGTCGGGTCGTTTATCCGGCCAAGCGCTGCCGATGACGACCAATCGGCACCGCTCACCGTCGAGCAGTACCTGGGCAAGCGTGTGCCAAGGGTGCAGGACCTGCCAGCATCGGCGCCGGTGTATGACAGCCTGACCGGCCCGCAAGCCTTCCCGAAACCGATCTGCATCGCCACCACCGATCGCGATCTGATCGCCCGCAACTACAAGCGCATGCAGGTGGGCGACAGCGATGAAGGGCTGACGGGGTGCCGATGCAACACCCAGCAAGGCACCCGCCTTGATGTGTCGTTTCGCTTCTGTATGTCGGTCGTGCAGAACGGCTACTTCGACGACACCAAGCCCGACCGTGGCTCGCCGCAGGACATGCGCAACCAGCCACCACCACCGACCACCGCACCGGCCTATCAACCGAGCCAGCAGCAAGCCGCTACCACGCTTACGCGCGTGCCCTACGAGAAGGGGCGTTTCCTGTGGTGATGACCGTCAGCGCGCGTGCGCTCCGCGCTCTTTGCACGCGCGGCGAGGCACGAGCCGGCGTGCAAACGCGCGCGCTGACGTCCCTGTAGCACGTCAGATAAATCCAGTTGAAACCGTCCGTTATTGGACATTGTTGGAGTTTCGAAGATGAGCGTTAAAGATCAAGCAAGGCTGGACCACATCACGGGCAACCCGACCAAGCGGGGACGGCTTTTCGTTGATCCAGGGACTGCGGCTATCACCGATCTGTCGAAGGTCCGGTTGCTGCGTTGCGGCGTCGATACGGTTCGCCAGTTGTATCGCGGGCTGATCCGTCCAGAGATCATGGCGCTGTTCGAGAAACCGGGCGCGATGGTGGAGTTTGCTGGCGAAGTCTGGCACTCGGGACGGGTCGGCCGGGACTCTGGCTACCAGTACAAGCTCCAGAACGCTGACCTCGGGTTCATCCTGCTCATCAAGAATTTCAACGCCAAGCTGGAGAACATCGGGCCACACCTGAAAATCGAGGTGTCGCCGCATGCCATCGACGCGCTGTCGCCGGAACGTCTGCAAGAGCGGATGGATTA